GTCCTTTAAGACTACCTGTAATATCTGAGTCAGTTATATTCCAATCGCCAGCGGCTTTTAAAGAAAAACCATTCTTCCCAGCAGTTGACATAACTCCAACTATATTATCATCGTCATCTGTACGTCGATAATGTGTGCCAGCTGAAACTGTATAACCTGGAACAGTGTATTGATATTTAAGATCAACTACTGTGGATTCACCAGTTGTTATTGTAAAGCCTTCCCAACCTACAGATCCTTCCCACGTCTGATCCATTGCAAATGCAGTTGTAGAGAAAACCATACAAATTATTACTAATATAATATTTTTAATCTTCATGTACTACTCCTTAATTGTACAACAATTCAGGTAACTTGTCAAGTATTAACTTGCTTACCATTTAACAATAACTTAAACAATAACATGTCTGTTTTTTCAATAAATCTAAACAAATATGTAAACGGGTAATCCCAACTGTCATATGCCTCTTCCCATACATATCGATAAGGTATTGCTGTTTCAGCCCAATGTATTGCTTTGTTCATTTCTATTAAATCATTTTTATTATATACTACTGTACGTATAGTAAACATCAATTACTCTAATTCAAACAATGATTCAAAGATTGCTGATTGCTGTGTTTCTTGTAAATCCCATTTAAGTACACCAAGTAAATTTGAAATCTTATTATCAATAATTACATCTTGCATAGCATCGTGATCAAATGGTAACTCCTTAAACCAATCAGGTATTCGTGCTTCGTCAATTGGATAACCAACACTTGTAAAACCCATTGGGTTAGGTTTTAATTTACATACAATAGTTTTAGCACCATCTACAATTGGCATGCTATATCTATCGCTGTTCATATCTCGTAGTGTATTCCAGTTTAATGCCGCTCTAACATGTCCAGGCATATTTGCTTTCTTATATCCTCGTTGACCTGTTCTCTTATCAACTGGATGCTCAGCCTCCCAAAACTTTGTTAAGTTATTAACACGCTTAGGAGTTCCTTTCTCCCAACCTGGACGTTCTCCAAAATCTATACGGAATTTTTTAATCTTTGTAAAAATATCATCTTTGGTCTCACCGTTTAACAAGTTTCCTAAAAGCTCTTTTAAAAACTCTTGCATAAAAGCAGGCGTATCAGATCGTTTTAAATCCAATCCCATTGCTTTAACTTTACCAACAGCATCATTTTCATCTAGTCGTTCACCTTCTAAATCATAAATTAAAACAGCATACCGTTTCTTTGTAATAAAAATACCTTTGCTTGCAACAAGTTCTCTACCTGCTCTAATTAATAACCCTCGTTCCTCTAATACATTATGTGCTGTTTTCATATACTCAGGAAAACTATCATTCACTGCTTCAGCAATTTGATCATACAATTCTATTGCTATATCTTTGCTCCAAGATATTTTTCCTTGCTCAACTTCTTTTTGTAATGCGCTATACGCACTAAAATATACCGAGTCTGTGTCACCATATATTATTGCTTCACCATCGTGCTCGTATTTTTCTGTTATAACTTCATTAGTCTTAGAAGCCATATGCTTGGTAATACTACGCCCAGAAAGAGTAACAGACTGGCCAATCCTAATATCGAAAAACCTACTACCAGGATTAAGAATAGCACCGTATAAACTATTAAGATTAATTTTCTTGACCAATTGTCGTTTGTCCCAAAAGTCTCGTTCAGCACTGTCTTTGGCATTACGCATATTGCTTTGTAATTCTTTTCTTTCTGCATACCATCTCTCCAATAAACCAGGTATTATTCCTTTCTTGCTTTGATCAAAGATTGTACCATTTGCAGTTAAACACCACATAGGCATTTTTTTAAATATAAGATTATATATCTCTGCACCTGTCATTGCATCTGTTTTACCATTCTCATAGTTAATCGTAATCTTATCTACTTTGTCTTTGTCCATTACTTTTTGGTATTCAACTGTGCTAAAAATGCTTTCCCAAGCATCTGCTAAACTTGCACCTTTAGTTTGTAATCGCTCATTGACAAACCTATTAGTATATGTTGGTTCCAATTGTCCAACAAGAGTCTCAGGACTCATATTCATTGCACGAATAACACTTGGATACAGACTGTTAATATCAATACCACCTATGTACTCATGCATACCTTTCTTTGGAAATGCTACATAAGCACCTACAGCAGTCTTTGTTTCTAACATACTGTAATCTGTTCTTTCAATCTCTGCCCTGCGGGGAGGTCTGTTAGGAATAACTACATTTTGTTTATGTGCTTCATTAACAATTGCTTGGTCTGTTACTGCTACTGCTCCCATTGTTGTTGGAAGCAACACTGTATTAGCATGTGCAATGTTATTTGCTAAATCAATAAACTGATTCTTACTATCTATTTTTGCTAATAACATTGTATCTTGTCTATTATATGCTACAAATGTTTTAAAGTCATACCTATATAATTGATCAATGCTACCATCATATGCTATTTTCCTTTCACCTAATTCATACTCGCCAATAGCATCTAATGAATATGAATGCATTTCATGATATGTGTACTTACGATATAATTCTAAGTAATCTAAATGCAACCTACCTATTAAATCATATGTTTCTTGATCCTTACCGTATTTTATAAACGAACGAGGCTTAGGCAACTGGTCCCATAAACATAACTTACGAGTATGACTTTTACTTAAAATTGATGTAATTCTATTAACTACATAAGGAATATCATAACCCTCACTATTCCATCCACTGAGTACATCTGCATCATCTATTATATCTAAGAATGTTTTTAATAGTTCTTCCTCAGAATTATATAACCATGTGTTTTCAAACTCGTCAACCATTTCAGTTGCCGTCTCTATAGTTAATGTAGGGGGAACTAATGCTAAAGTAATAAGACTATCTAACCATTGTAAGTAAACACTAATAGCAGTAATAGGTGAGAACGGATCAGTTACTGGTGAGAAACCTTTTGTTGGATCAAAATCTACCTCAATATCAAAAAAGCATACATTTAATTTCGGTACTTCAGCATCCAAATAATTATCTTCAAGTGTGCGAAACACCCAGTTCATGTCTGCTTCGTATATTTTTTTTCTGCTGTGTAATTTAAGTTCTCTATTAAACTTCTTTTTACTACGTTGTGTTAATCGAGTTGCTCTTGTACCAAAAATAGTTTCATGCCGCCCATTATGATCTTCATAATAGGCTGTATAATTTACAGGGTATTCTTTAAATATCCGCTTACCGTTAGATCTTTCGACAACATGCAATATGTCACGTTCCTGCATCAAAAATGCATCAACGTAACTCATTTATACACGCATACCTATTGCACTGAGAATCATTTCTATATCCTCTAATTCATCTGTGTGGACTTGCAAGTCGCCTTTATATGCGATACGAATTGCTTTATTTAATAAGGAAGGCTTAAGATCTAGCTCTTCAGATATTGCCTTTACGGTCTCTTTAAGACCTTCATTGAGGGAATCTACTTCTTGTTTAACTCTAACACCTTCACTTACGAGGTGCTTTAATCGTGTTTTGTCTGCTTCGGAAATGTGTACTGACATATATAACTCCTTAAGTTATATACTATAACATTAAACTATAACAATGTCAATATTATTTTAGGCTTTTTGCTCGTTTACTTATTTGTTTGCGTTGGTTTCTATACTGATTGTACTTTTCCCATCTGTTTGATGGATCTTGATTATAATCATGGAAATGTTGACGCATAGTGTCTAATGCACCCGAAACGTTATCATCTTCACTTTCTGTATAGTGTCCTGGTTCATGATGCTCTTCCGTACCTGGCTTAAATTCTATATCACCGCCATCGTTATCAGTTGCCCACCAAATACCATCATCAAATTCGTCAAGAATATAACTTCGTCCATTTAAAACAACAAGGTCGCCTTTTTGATAGTTAGGCCCATCGCGCCCAGGATGACTTTCATTCATTGCTTCCCACTCATCATTAGAAATATATATGTCAGTATCTGGATCGTAATACTGTCCTTCCTTAGGATCATAATAAACTACCCTACCATTACGTGCTCGTATTGGACCTTCTAAACCTTTGCGTTCTGTATAACGCTCTGTGTCTATTGGTGGTAATGTCCTGTGACCTTCTTCAAATTCGTCTGCTTGTTGATCATCTCGGCGTTTCTTCTGACGTAATCGTTTTTCGGAATTTCTCTTAAAGTTCTTTGTCCAGACATCTTCATCTTTTTTATCTTCATCCGATTCATCACTGCGAGCAGATTTCATTGCTTCTTCTTCTTCGCATTCTTTTTTCCATAATGCATACTTAGAAAATACATCAGCAGTCATTTTTTTAATTTCAGACGGCAATGCTGATGTATTTTCTAAGTATGCA